ATCCCCGCATGCATGACGTGCAGCTTCTTGGCGACCAGATCCCAGCCGCCGACCACGATGGCCGAGGGGTCGGACTTCTCATTGGCGCCCATCGACGGGTCGCAGCCACCGAAGATGCGCCAGTACTGGGAGCGCTGCGCCCAGTACGTGATGTGTCCGAACACCTTGTCTTCGTCGGTGCGCGGATCGCCCTGCATTTCGGTACCGAAGGCGCGAGGCGCCTTGGCACGCTGGCGCATCAGCCAATACAGCGAGCGCACGGAAGGCCAGGACGTAACCGCCCCCTCGTCCATCGCCGCCATGTTGGCCAGGTAGAAGCGATAGGACGGCAGCTCGTCGTCGGGGCTGACGCGCCCGGCCTTGGCGTCTTCCTCCGCCTGGCGCACGTCGTCATTGCGCATCATCTCCTCGCACTTGGCCCACAGATCCATGTTGGCCGGCATGCGCTCGATGGCACGGAAGTGGTGGACGATGTGGCCGATGGTGCGTTTGGCGCGCGAGATCGGATCATCCTTGTCCAGGATGGTGCCAACGCCCGCGTATTTAACGGTGCCGTCAGGCGGACCGAGGTAGTCGATGGCCTTGGACAACCAGTTCCAGCGGTTCTCACGCTCGGTGGGGCTCTTTGCCTCGGCGTCGGTGATCAGGTCATCGCCCAACAGCAGCTTGGGGCGGCTCGCGCCGTGGAACGTGCCACGGATGGCCTGCTCGGCGCCGAACGGCTCGACCTTGACGCCAGTCCTGGTGACGAACTCGCCCACCTTCCACACCGCCCCCTTGCCGCATGCTTCCGGGAAGTCCAGCGCCAGGGCGGCATTCACCGCCAGCTCGGTTTTAACCACCTCCAGCAGCTTGGTCGGCAGCTTGGTCTCGGCGCCGAGTAGGATGATGTAGTCGATGAACGGGGGCGGCTCACCCTGCCAGCCCACCTCGGCCCGAATCTCGGGGCGCTGCAGCAGCCCCTGGATCGCAATGTAGGTCGGACCGACCTTGGTCAGCAGGGACGACTTGGCTTCACCCCGTGGGGCAATCCACCACTCGCGCACGCCGCCGGTCTGGCGCAGGAGCTGCGGCAGGCGCTTGCAGAACTGCGCATGGAACAGCGACGGCGTCCCACGGATGTGGTGGGGGAAGTAGGTGTAGGCGAAGAACTGGAAGTCGCCGTCGACCAGGACCCGGCGGCGGCGCTCGGCGATCGCGGCTGGAGACGCATCGAGACCGCTCTTATGTGCCTCGATGTCGCGGCGGAGCTGCCGCTGCAGTTCAGCGAGTTCCTCGAAGAACTCCTTCTCGGAAAAGCGAGCGGCCTTCATGGCTTGCTATCCTTGGTGCTTTCCACACGTGCGGGAGACACACCATGATGGACGTCATTGTCGGCGCGCTCGGTTCGCTCAAGAGCGCTTCGGATATCACGAAGGGCTTGCTTGGCCTGAAGATAGATGCGGAGGTAACGGCCAAGGCCATCGAACTGCAAGGCGTGATTGCCGATGCGTTTGCAAAGTTGATCACCGCCCAAACGGACCAAGCGACGGCTTTGCGCCGAATAGACCAACTGGAAGCCGAAATTCGCCGCCTCAAAGACTGGGCAGCAGAGAAAGAGCGCTATGAATTGCACGAGCTGACACCGGGAGGTTTCACCTACCGCGTGAAGCCGGCGATGCAAGGCAGCGAACCGGCGCATGATCTTTGTCCGAATTGCTACCAGGACAATATCAAGTCGATCCTGCAATACAGCGGTGCGGCGAAATGGCATAAGACCTATACCTGTCAGCGATGCAAAACTGTCGTGATGGGCGAGGGCGTCCAGATACCAGCAGCCTCAATCCCGATGGGTCGGTAATGATCCGGCTTCCCGTAACCGTTTAACCGTAGGCCGTCGCCAGTTCGTCGCCGAACGGCTCCAGGATCTCGGCAAACGGTGCGGCATGCTGCGGGTAGCGCTCGCGGATGAAATTGGCCAGGCGCTGCACGACGCCCATGGCGGTGGCCAGTTCATTGGTCTCCGGCAGGATGCGCTTGGAGGCGGAGACGGTCTTGTTGTACGCGTCGGCCAGGCTGGCAAGCATCTGCACCTTGTCGGCCGGCTTGATCTCGGCGTTGACCGTCAGCTCGTCCATCGTCGACTGGAACTGTGTGACCAGGCCCGCGAGCACTTGGCGCGCAACACCCTCCAGGCCACCGCCCGCCATCAGCTGGGCGGCCTGCGCCTTGTCCCAATCGTCACCCGCGTCCAACGCCTCGGCCTTCCACCGCTTCACGGTGGCATGCGATACGCCGGCCGTCATGGCGGCCACCTCCAGGGAAAGGCGGTCGTACACGTAGGCGCGACGTACCTTGTCGCGGACTTCCTTCGGATGTGCCATGCGCCCTTAGAAGCCGAGGTGAGCCTTGGCCAGCGCGATGCCGGTTGCGATGATGCCGCCCGACAGCGCGCCAGCAATCGCGCCGGCGGCCGCACCGCTGCGCACAGCGGTACGCTCCACAGTCTCGATGCGATCGGCCAGCGCGGTCACGTTCGTATCGATCTTGCGCAGCAGCGCCAGGGACTCGTCGTTGGTGTCTGCAACCAATGCGGTCAGCACGGTCGGCGCTTTGGCAGCGGGTGCAGCATCGGGTTTCGGCCAGGTGGGTGCGCTTGCCGACACGCTGGCGCCAGCGGCACCGTCGCTGCTGGCCACCACCGGCGCCGGTGCAGGCGTGGCCACGGCCGGCGAGGCATCGGTGGTCACCTGCACAGTGGGAGCATCGGTTGCGATCGGGACCGCGATCGCGATCGCGGCGGCCGGCGCCACGTTCACGGAGCTGTTGTCCGTTGTGGTGGTCACCGTATCAGCGCTGGTCAGGGGAGCAGCCGCGGTTGCGGTCGGCGCGTCAGGGGATGCGGTGTTCGATACGATATCCATGATGATTTAACGTTGCAGTACGGTTTTGGAGAGTTCGTCGATCTTCGTGTCGATCCGCGCGAGGAGATCCCGCACTTCCTGACGTTCGTTTCTCACTTCGTCCCGGCTCGCGTAGTCGCGGGCCACGATCTCGCGGAAGTCCGCCAGATTCTTTTGCAGCTGACCGATGAGCTTCCGGTCAGCAACAGCGTCGGTTTGCACCCGCCGCACCCACAGGCCAACGGCCGCCATGCAGACGGTCCACAGCGCGCCGACGACGGTCAGCACGATTGACCAGCCGTCAACGGTGATTTGCATGGCCGCTCCGCTTCTGAGCCTTCTCGCGCTCGCCTTGGCAGTCGACGCAGCAGCGGCAGCCCGGCACGGCCAGGCGCCTCGCCTCGGGGATCGGGTCGCCGCAGTCCTCGCACTCGTCCAGGCTCTCCTGGTCGGACTGCCGCGCGGCACGCGCCCTGGCGATCGCCGCCTCGCGGTACGCTTCCTCCGCCTCGGTGGCGCGGTCGAAAATGTCCGGTGTCACTTGACCGTCCCGCCCGCTTTGCTGAATGTTGCGGAGAAGGCGTCGGACATGGCCTGGGCTTGGTGAGCGGAATCCTGCGACCCACCGAACACAAAGCCGACCACCTGCTGGGCATTGGCACCGACATAGCCCAGGATCGTGCCGACGAACCCGGAAACCATCGCGACGGTCGCGGCGTCCTTCACCGTCAGCTGACCTGTCAGCAGTAGGTAACAGCCCCACAGCGCGCCGCCCATGACCACCGCAAAGGTCAGCATGACGACCATCCCGAACCAGAACACGCGGGGGTTCTGCGCGTTAGCCTTGCGGGCATCCTGGACGTCGGACAGGTATGCCAGCTCCCGCTGGACCGCGAGCGCGGCCAGCGCCTCCTGGTTCTTGAAGCCGGCTTCGGCCATGCGTGCCTTGTAGTCCTGGTCCGCCTTGCGCATGCCCATGAGCTGGTCCGGCGTGGCGCCAGCGACGGCCGTGGCCAGCGTTTCCTGGCGCTCATCCATGGTTTGGCCAGCTTCGGGCGTAATGCCGAACACGCCTTCGAGCGCGGCAACGGCACCACCGATCAGCGGGCCACCCAGGCCCGTGGCGATCATCGGCGCCAGCTTCTCAATGGCGGGGAGAACCTTGTCGAGTGCGCCCATGTCAGCCTCCCACGCAAATCAGGCCGCCAGCGGCCGTGTACGCACTGGCGAGGTAGGCCACCGTGTTGGTGTGCTGGCCGTACTTCGACCCCGGCAGCGAAGCCCAGGTACGGTTGATGCGATCCAGCGCCGCAACCAGCTTGCCATCCTGGATCAGCTTGAAGGCGCCGTCTTCCTTGATCTGCTGGATGGCGATGCGGTCTTGCGACAGCGGGCTGAAGTCGGTCAGGTGCAGCAGCGAGGCGTAGGGGCTGTAATAGCGATGCAGCAGTTGGTAGGCACCTGCGGCCGTCGAGTTCGTCTCGCGGTTGAGGATGTTCGGGTGCGAGGCATAGCTCGGGAACGTCAGGATGTGCGTCGGCGTGCTGCCGACCAGGACGTTGTAGCCGTCATCGGAGCCCGCGATGATGCGCGGCCCCAGTTCGCTGACCTTGATTGCGTCGAGCAGTGCGACGACGTTCTTGCCGCCTGCCTCTTCGGGGGTGATTCGAGCCATGGTAGGACTGCCCGTCTGTGATTGGTGAACACGTCGGGAGTCGGCTCGTTGCTGTTGCGCCCACATCCCGATTGGATGAAGGCGAGTCTAGGTTTGGCGGGCACGTGGGCCACGTGGAGCCGTGTCACTACCAAAGCAAAGCCCCGCTCGGCGGCGGGGCTTGGTGGAGGTGAAGTGTACAGCTTAGAACAGCGCGAGCTGATCGGCAGTTGAAGGTGCCTTGTCCGGCAGCTTCAGGATGCGCCAGATCTGGCGGCTCGACATGCGGTACGCGGCGGCCAAGCGCGATACCGCATACACAGCACTGTGCCCAATCGTGATGCGGTCGAACTCGGCGCGCAGCTGGCGGTGGAACAGCTCGCGCATCGCTTCGCGGCAGGTCGGAATCTCGAGGGATTCGCCGCCGTAGTGACGGCAGAGCTTCTCGGCTGCGTCCTGGCCGATGCACTCGACCAGCTCCTCGAAACGCGCCTCGCCCATGCGGGTCTTGCGCTTGGGGACAGGGAAGACCACGCCGGGCATCGTGCGGATGAGCGCATTTGTCGCGGGCAAGCCAATCACCGCGATCAGGGTGCGCGCAGTGCGCGGCAGCAGGTGCTCCATGCCTTCCAGGTTCATACCTTCCTCGCGCGTCGGTTGGCATCGATCTGCAGCGCGGCGATCAGCTTGCGCAGCATCTCGTCGGTGCAGAACTCGATGGCGTCGACCTTGCAGATGCGTTTAACCATGCCGCCGACGTAGTCCCACGTGCGGCCGGCGTCGACCAGGAGCGCCTCGATCTTGCGCAGCATGGCCTCGCGCGACGTAGGGACGCGCGGCCGGCCGTGGCGCCCCTGCGGCTTCTTTGGCTTGAAGCCGCAGCGCTCCATGTGGCGCAGCACACGGTTGGCGCCCTCGACGCTCAGATCCTTGGCGGACTCGACGTCAGCCACCGAGCGCAGCATGGCTCGGTAGCTGTCGTCGTCCATGCCGAGCTGCGCCTTGGCGATGTGGATCTTGGCGAGCAGGTTGCGGTCGAGCATGTCAGGCTGCCTTTTGCTGGGTCTGTGGGTAGCCAGTGCACACCAGGGCGACGTCGCTGCAAGTCTTGGTGAAATGGCGCACCATCGTCTTTGCCGACGGCCAGGTGGGCATGTAGCCGGTGACCTTGTCGTAGAAGTCCGGGTACTGTTGAAGGGCGCGGCGCTTACCCAGAATCTTGAGCATGCCGGTGCGGAACTTCGTCGAGTACTTGGCGCGGTGCACCGGGCGCAGGAAGCGCTTTGCTTCGTCGCTTCCGCCGTTCAGCAGCCACGCACCCTTGAACTCACCGTTGACATACACCATCAGGTCATACTTGAGAGGCTTCGCTTGCGAAACACGGACGTCCACTGTGTAGCCGTCGCACTTGAGACGCACCATTCCGTAGGGCACGGCCAGCTCGTACTCTATGGCGATGATCTGTTCGCGGGTCAGTTTTGCCATGACTTACCTCACACCTTGGCAATGTCCAGCGAAACCGCCTGGTATTCGTCCGTGCCTTCGATGCGCTCGTAGAAACGCACATAGCTCTTGGTGCCGACTGGCTGGACGCTGTCGCCGATCGCAGCCATCGCCTGCTGCCAACGCTTGTCCTTAATGTCGAGGCTGCGCAGCGACAGGACACGACCCGTGTTGAGGTTGCCTTCCTTGTCGGTATCGAAGGCGCGCTGGATGATGGCCTGGATCTCGGGGCGCGAACCGGCGGACCACTCGGTCAGCAGTTCGTCGATGATCGCTTTAGCCGCCTGCAGCCGTTCGTCAAACTTCAAGTTCTCGGCCTGGGCGAGCCGCACCTCATGTTTGCCGTCATAGCTGCGCAAGGTGACGTTGCCCTTCTTGCCACCAAGGTTGACGCCGTACTTTTCTGCCGACAGCTCCACAAAGGCGGTGATGTCCTCGAAGGCGCGCTGCTTGAACGTACGCAGCCGCTGCTCTTGCTCGCGGGCGAGCTGGAACAGTTCCGCGACCAGCTCGTCGCGCGTCATGTCGATCGGTTTAACCAGCGCCTTGGGCACCAGGTGGCCCTGGGCATTGGTCATGAAGTCGGACGGAGTCTTTTTCGGGTCTTGCATCATTGTTCCTCGGGGGTTTCTGCCCGGCGGCTGTTGACCGCGCTGAGCAGGCTTTTGCGAATGTCGGCAGGCATGCCGGTACGGCCGGGTTCGCTGACAGTTACAGCAGTGGTTTTGCGGCCGGCAGCAGTGCCAGTGCCGGCGTGGCCAGCGCGCTGCGCCTCGGTCTGGCGTTCAGCGGATGCAGCAGCCTTGTCGGTCAAGCCGGCGACAACAGCGAACAGGTAGCCGTGCGATTTCAACGGCAGCTTGAGGAAGCCGGCATCGCGCTTGGCAACCATTTCCTCGAACGCCTGGCGCCAGTAGTCGAGCGGTGCGGCACGCACGGCGCCCTCCTCATCCCGCACAGTGCCTTCCTTGATCCGGCTGACCAGGTCCGCCAGGATCGCAGCGACCCGCGCGTACCGCATCTCGGTCTTGACCGGTGCAAACATGCCGACGTAGGCGAGCAGCGGCTGCAGGAGTCGCCGGCCCTCCGGATGCGCTTTAACTAGCTGCACGATGGAATCGCGGACGCCGTCGTGCGCGAACACGACATCCAGCGTTAACGGATTCCGGCAGACCGGGCAATGGAACGTTGGTAGTGCCATCCGATTGCCCATCAGCTGGTGACGCGCGAGCGAGCGTGGAGCTGCTCGTGCGTCGGGTTGGAAACCTGGCCGATATTGAAAGCCACCATGGCCACCAAGAGGGTCCAGATCAATGCGCCCAGGCGGGTGTGTAGGAAGGCGCGGATGCTGAAGCGGGTTTTCATTGGAGACCTCCCTGCAGGCTTTGCAGACGCCTGGTCAGCTTCTCGTGACGGGCTTGGTACATGGCTTCCAGGCCCATGTAGTTGTCTTCGGCCCAGCACAGATCCTTGCGCCGCCATTGCAGATCGCGCGTGGCGCGATCCCATTCGCGGTACAGGGCTCGAATCTGCAGCTGCACCGCGACACGGCGTGCCATGCGACGTGCCTCGACGGCGATGCGGTTAGAGCCCTCGCGCAGCTCGCGGCAGATGGGACCGTCAACGACGCGCGCCAGGCGGGCACGCAGTGCGATGCGTTCGCGTTTCATGCAACCTCCTTGAGTGTTAAATCGATCTGCGGGGCGCCCACCTCGGGCAGCGGCATCGTCTTGTCGTCCAGGAATGCGATCGGCACTTCGACGGCGCGGGCCTTGGGGAGCTTCGGGCCGGTGCTCGCCGGCTTGAACTTGCATCCCTGGCAGGTTTTCCAGTGGTTGAGCTGCAGCGGGTTGTGGGTGGGAGCCTGGCGCAGGGCTTTTTCGCGGCAGTGGTCCGCGCCGACCGTCTTGCCGTCGTGCGGGCACTCGATCTGCTCGAACGCCTGGCGGTACCGGCGCTCCATGCCATCGGTGCGGGCCTGGCCAGCGCCGTAGGCGCCGGAGCCGTTGAGCAGGACCGTGAGCGTCGAGCGCGACACACCCATGCGGGCGGCGACCACGGCCTGCGTGCTGGCTTTAACTTCGCGCCACAGACCGTGGAACCACTCCGCGTCCATGTAGGGCTGACGGGGCTTACTGGTCATGCTCGAACCCCTTGCTGTCAGTCCACACCACCCGGTTCTCGTTCGGATCGAACACCGCGAGGGTGCGCTGAACCATCGGCGCACGCGGGCCGCTGTACTTGGACGGAATCAGGGTGTAGCGGGCGACGATGGGCTTGCGGCTGCGCTTTGCCGGCACCGTGCAGCGCAGGTAGCCAGCCTTGGCCAGCGCGCGCACATAGGCGGTTGCGCTCTCTTCCGAGATGGCGCACTTCGACGTGCTCGCCGTGGCCACCAGTTCGAGGATGCTGAAGTCCGCGCGCTCGTATAGCCGATGCATCGTCCCCCACATCGCCAACTGTTTGACGCCTGCGGTCGATTCCGCGCCAGCGCTGGTCAGTCGCGGAGCTTCGATGCCGGTGTCACGCTCAAGTCGGTAGACCAGGCGTTCGTTGCCGTTGCCTTCCACCGGTTCTGCGTCGAACTCCACGACGTAGCCGCCCAGGCGCAGAGCCGCCAGGTAGCTGGTCACCGTGCGGAGGTTCAGGCCAAGCTCGCCCACGATTTCCTTGATCGTGAATCGCTTGCGATTTGCCCGCATGTACTCCCACGCGCGCTGGCGCGGACTCTTGCCCCCGGCCAATTCGAGATCTACAGGCTTACGCGCCATGCTGTCCCTCCCGCGCGGTGCGCAGCATGTCGCGGACGCCCTGCAGCTGGCGGATCATGCCGTCGATGTCAGCCGGTGCCATCGGGATGGCGACCATCACACGCTGGTGGCGGCGGCTGCCGACCAGGGTCACGTCCATCACCGCAGCGGCGGCATCCGGCGTCATCGTCAGCTGGATCACGCCGCGCGCCTTGAGCTGCGGCGCGTCGGTGTGGCCGAGCTGGTACTGGCAGTGGTCGAAAGTCGAGAGTGTCAGGCTGCTTGCGTTCATCACACCCTCCGTTCCGGCGCGCGGCCGGTGGAAACCTTCACCTTCTGGAACTCGTCCATCGTGATGGCGTCGACGCCCCAGACCAGGCTGTGGTCGCGCAGCTCGGACAGATTGACCGAGATGCGCCGCACCGACCCGTGCGCCAGGTGCACCAGGCGCTCGATCACGTCGGCGCTGATTTCCAGGCCGGGCGCATACACCTCGGCCAGCTTCTCGGCATCGTGGACCGTGGCCGGCTGTGCCGGCGCCCAGGCCAAGACGCGCGAGTGGAAACGCTCCCAGTTCTCCAGCTTCTTGGGCAGCATTTCTTCGCCGACCAGCAGGATCGGGGTCTGGGAGCCTTCATAGATGTCGCGCACCAGCTCGACCAGCGTGTCGGACTTCGCCGCGTGGTCAAACTCGTCCAGGATCAACATGCGGCCGGATGCACTGAGTTGGGCACACACCATGTCCAGCAGCGCCGGCACCGTGGCGCGCTCGTGTTTAACGCCCATCTCGAACAAGACCTTTTCCAACAGCGTCTTGGAACGCCACGCGCTACGCAGTTGCACGTAGTAGGCGCGGTTCTCGTTTGCCAGGACGTTGGTGGCAAAGCTCTTGCCCCATCCAGCCGGCCCGTAGAGGACGGCAAGGCCAGGCAGGCCTGCGCTGCGGGTGTCCAGCCGTTCCAGCGTGGACGACACCAGGTCGAGCGTGGCGATCTTGGCGATGCGAGCGCCTTGCGTCTCGGCCGGTTTGCGCGGGCTAGTGTTTTTGGTCATAATCAGATCGCGTTTTGTTTAACGAAGGGCGTGCAGTCGGGTCGGTAGCCCGCTGCGGTCGCCGTGAGACGCCACCGAGGTTTGCTCGCCTTGGTGGCGTTTTTTCATGGCCGTAAATTCCGGCGATTGCGGGTACATGCCGTACCAGCGGGTCAGTTGGGGATCGTCGATAGCACCTCCATTTGCGACGGTTTCATCAAGCTCTAGCCACTTGCGGAAGCGCAGTTGCGACGTTTCCGGAATGGCGTGGACGTTGGTTTTCGGGGCTTCCTGCGGAGTGGCAGCGGCGGCTTTGCGCTTGTCCATGATTTGCTGCAGGTCGGCCGGGATCGGAGCGGCGGCGGTGCGGCCGGTCAGCGCGCGGTGTGCGGCGCCGGCAGCTGTCAGCGCCTCGGTTTCGTGGCTGACGGTGGGCTTGGGTAGCGATGTCAGCTTTCCGGCATCCACTGCGCGCTTGCGCAGCAGCGACTGCAGCAGTTGGTCCGGGTCCACCTTGGTGGCCTTGAGCGCCTTGCGTTGCACCTGGATGTTTTCGCGCTGCAGCTCGCGTGCATGCGCTGCGATTTCCTTGCGCGACACGCCGGTACGCTCGGGGCACACGGCCACGCAAACAAACTTCCCTTCGTGGTAGACGATCAACTCGCCCAGGTCGGCGGTCTGCCGCACGTCCACTTCGCGGCCGACGTACACCGCCAGCGCGGTAGCGATGTAATTGCCGCTCTCGACGCGCAGACCCTTCTTGGTGACGACATAGCGCCCCTTGCCGGCCGGGCGGGCAAGCAGCACGTCGAGTGCGCGCTCGTCCTGGATGCGGCGCAGTTCGTCGCCGCGATATGCAGCGACGCGTTGGAACGGCGTTGCGCTGTCCAGCCCACCGTGCTCGCGGTGCTCGTAGGTGCCGATCAGCCAGTCGTTGATGAGCGCCTGCAGCTTCGTGGCTGACAGCGCCAGCTCGATGGCGGCGTCTTTCTGGAACAAGCGATCGGCAAAGGTCTTGCGCGCCTCGATGGCGGAGCGCTCGGCCACGTTGTGGCCGACGAACGATTCCAGCGCCTCCATGTTCGAGTGGAGGATGGTCTGGATGCCGCGCTCGACATGCGGCTTTTCCCATGGCGAGAAAGGCGCCGTGGTGTGGTGGTGGATTTCCAACTGGCGCAGCGTCTCGATGAACTCGACAGACTGGTAGTCCTTGCCGTTGTCGGTGACGATCTCTTCGGGCACGCCCCACGCCAGCAGCGCCAGGCGCAACGCGTATTTGTGTGTCTCGGTCTTCGGCGTCGGCGCCAGCACCACCAGCATGCGGCGGCTGTACACGTCGATCACCACCGACGCGGAGTAGCGGCGTTTGCGGCCGTCATCGTCAGTCAGCATCCAGTCGGCCGGGGTGGCGTCCATCTCCCAGCGCTGGTTGAGGCGCACCACGTCGGCCGACGAGTCGCCGAAGGCCACCATATGGCTGTTCTTCCACTGGTCCGGGTTGGTCGACGCGACGAACAGCTCAGTGTTGCGCGCCTTCCAGGCCGTCATGAACCGATACAGCTGGTGATAGCTCGGGACGTTAAACAGGTGCTCGCCAGTCTTGGCATCGAGCGCCGCCTCGGCGATCAGATCGAGCAGGTTCTGCACGCCCAGGTGCGGGCGATCGATCAGCAGCGCGAGCGTGACCTTTTCCAGCATCGGCTGGGTGGTGAACACGTTGACGTCCTTGCGCAGCTTGCCGTCCTGCTTGTCGACCAGGCCGGCCATGCCTTCGCGCTCGTAGTCGAGCACCCAGCGCTGCACTGAGCGGCTGGACACGTCGGGCATCACTACGAGCAGCTCGGCCGGCGCCTGAATATGGCGCGCGTTGTACGCCTGGGCGAACGCCTCCCAGCTCACCGAGCGCGTCATCGGCTGGGACGCTGCAAACCACGTCTCCCAACAGCGCACCACACCGAAGCGAGCGTCCAGGCGGTTTTTAACGCCGGCCGGCATGTCGTCCATCAGCGCCTTGAGGTTGGCTTCGCCGCGTGCGCGCTTGTCTGCGGCCTTGGCTTCTGCTCGGGCTTTGATGCGGGTCAGGGCGTCGTCGATGGCTTGGGCGGCCTCGGCGCGTGAGCCGATGGTGATGTGGCGTTCAACGGCCTTACCGATGTCCGCCGGCAGGTCCGTTACTGCAAACAGCTTGCGCCATCCGCCGCGCACCGGCTGCAGCTCGCAGCGCCATGCGTTGCGCGTTGCGCGAAGTTCAGCCGCTCGCTTGCTGACGCCAAGGGCGGCGGCGATTTGCTCCAAACCGACCTTCACTTGCGCCCCCGGCCGGTTGCGTGTTCTTCCAGCAGGCGCTGCAGGCGCGATGACTCTTCAATGTTGCGAAGCGCGTCGGCCCGTCGCTGCTTGATCCACCGGTCCTGCATGGTCAACATGCCCAGCTCGGCCAGGCGCGCTTCCTCGCCACGCAATACCTTGCAGCCGCACGCTGCGGCGATCCGCTCCAGCATAGTGAAGTCGCCGGTAGCGACCACAAGGGCCGGGATTGCATCCGCCGGGAACCGCTTGTCCGCGCTGGGGGCGCAATACTGGTCCAGCATGTTCTTGGACATGTCGTGGCTGGACAGGCGGGAAATCTGCGCCGCCACGTCGTGGCGGTCGTGCCCACCGATCTTGGCGCCGGCCAAGGTGTCGGCCAGCGCCTCGCGGATAGCCATGTCCATGTTGAGAGCGCCGGGTTCCGGCTTGGGTTGGGCCGGAACCTCGAACATTTCTAGTTCGAGCTGGCCGTCCGTTCGTGCTTGATTGACGCGTCGTTTCATCGGGTCACCTTTTGACTGGACGCGGTCAAGCAGCCGCAGCGTTTTCAACGTTGCCCACTGGGAGGCGGCTGATAGACTTACGGCTAGACCAACGCCCAATACCGCGCTGGTGCCGGCCACTCTTCGGATTGCCATACGCGTCATAGCGTGTGGGCCAGATCGTGGAAGGCGCCACACCGATGGCCGACGCGATGATTCGCTCGGCAGCCGGCCAAGGCTCGTTTAACGCGACCTTGAGCGAGGTGGGGGCGTAGCCGTGTTGGAGGCTCAACTGGCGCAGCGAATGCCCAGCCTTCTCCAGCGCGCTCTTGATGTCTGCCCGATGCCAGTCCTGCACGACTGGTTTTTTCGGTTGGTTTAACTTGTCCATGGGCAGAAACATAGCACGATATTTTGTGCTCATGCAACGTTGTGTTTGTGTTCGCACTTCGGTCGCATTGTGTTTTGCCGCTCAAAAATTTGTATCTCTTTGATTTATATGGAATTCCCACCCAAGCGCGAACGCGTGGAAAAAGTGCGAACACCGCGTTCGCACTTCCGACGCAGCCGAAGGATGTCGTCATGACCGAAAGTGCGAACATCGAAGCGGACGTCGCCACAAGATTTCGTGCCTTTCGAGCCCGCCTGAAGCAGAGCCAGGAGCAGTTGGGGGCAGCGATAGGAGGGACAAAAAGGGGGATTCAGGAGAACGAGACGGGGCGCGGCTTGCCGAGCGGTCGCGTACTGCGAGGCCTTGCTCTGCTTGGGCTTAACGTCAATTGGCTGCTGACCGGCGACGGCCCCATGCTCATGAAAGACCTGGAGGCGGGCGCCCAAGGCCCAGCCAGCCCTCTGGATGAGGAACTGCTTCAGTACGTGTTGGAGTTGGTGGAGCACGAGCAGGCGAAGAAAGGCGGCAAACCCAATCCGTCCAAGAAAGCGGAGCTGGTCGTTCTCCTGTACGACATCATTGCGGAGACAGGCCACAAGGCCGGTCCAAACATTGACCGCATCCTCCGCTTGGTCGTGAACTCATAGTCAGCCGGTCGCAGCGCAGATTGTTAAAGACTGCAACCGCGCCTGCATTCGCAGTGACCTGGGTTCCCGCCAATCGTTGCGCCGCTTAGGTTTCTCGGATTTCCGCCTGGTTAGCACAGCGCGGCCTCCCCCCACGGCCAGGGGGTTTAAACCGCTTGGTGGAAGCGCAGATAGTCCTTACTGATAGGAGGGCCTCCCACGGTGCGGCCGGGTGGGCAGTCCTCTCCTGGGACTGGCTGCGAAGAGGAAACGTAGTGGCAGTAAATGAGAAAAGGCGCCGTGCCCAAGGCGTCTGGGCAGAACTGTTTGGTGGGGAAACAGAAGTTGTCAATGAGTCGCCAACCCAAGCGGCGCCTAATGTTGTGGTCAGTGGCGGTACCGTGTTTATTGGTAGCGGCCATGTGCAAAACATCGTGTACGACCGCGCGCCAACCGTGCACAACGGCTTCCTGGACGCTTGCCACAAGCGGCGTCTCCTGGAGCTGCGTGATCAGATTGTCGGTGTTTCACGTGCCGTAGACGGCCAACAAATCACTCCTGCCGCCGTTCTGCGGCGCCTGGAGCAGCATATGGACGTCCGGTCCTATGCGGAAATCCCATACGAACGGTTTGCGCAGGCGGAGACCTATTTGGTGAATTGGCGAGCGCGCTTGGAAGGCATGCCAGGCGCCATGCGCTCACCGGGATGGCGCGAGCGCAAGGTTCGCGCGATCAATGCGCTCTGCGACGAAATGAGGGCCGGGAGCTGGCGCCGATCCTACATCCGGCGGCGCTGGGGCAAGGCGTCCATGGCTGATCTGTCCAACGAAGAAGTCGGCCAGCTCCACAAGGCCGTCGTGAACCGGATCAGGCAGGAGGTCTAATGCGCCTTGTGAGGGGGTTGCGCCAATTCTCGCGCAAAACGGGCTCAGAATCGGACAGTTTTTCGCTATTCCATGCCAAAACTGGTCGACGCCCGCGAAGCCTGCAAACCTATGTGCGGCGCGGCTTTTTCGCGTTTTTGGGCCTTTTTTGGGTTATGCCAAATGACCCGCCCCCTCACACCACCGCACGGCGCGAGTACAGCAGCGGGAAGTACTTGCCGTGCAGCCACAGCGGCGCGAGGTCGCGGTAGTGCGGGCTGTCAGGGTCGCCGGATTGGCCGGGCA